AGTCGGAGGGCTTCGGGAAGGGATTGCGGAATCGCGACTGACTGTCGCGACACGTTTTCCAGTTCGCTCAAACGTGTCACGACACGATGGCGAAGCGGAATGCTGTAGCCGGTCAACAGGGTTTCAGTCAGGACACGGTCGAGGTGGAATTCAGCAGTGTAATCCCGACCATCCTTGACCTCTTGGAGATGGCGCAGATCTGCGCCATCGTCTGCCAGCGCCTTGCGCATAACCCGAATGTCACGGATGACGTCCTTGTGCTGCTTGCCGGTGAGATCGGCTATCTCTCGGCTCGACATGGTGACCGTATTGCTTGGAGCGACGATCGTGTTCATAATGGCCCCACTGTGTTTTACAAGTTGTTGAAAGAGCCGGGTTGCAGCCCGGCTTTTTTGTGCGTGCGATTCAGGCGATTGACTTCAGCACCGGGCGAGACTTCTCGATCAGATCTTCAGCCTTTCGGCCTAGCTCCCCTGCCCGCGCCTCAACTTGCCGGCACTGCTTGGCAAACGCCGGAAGAAGCGGAAGATCGTCTTCACACATCACTTGATCGTCGAAAACTTCACTGCCGGTGTCGATCACATCGCCCAGGGCGCGGATCAGAGCGCCGAAGCTTTTATTTGCGCACTGCTCGGTAGCCATCTGGCGGGCACCGATCAAGCCGTGACGACTGGCGAGCTCGTTGATGCAGTGGTCACGAAATTCTGGCTCCAAAGCATTCACCCAAGCCTCTTCAAGCCACGACGGCATGTCTTGATCACCCGACAGCCAGCGCTGTACGCGCTTCAGCCAGCGCCCAGTTGCCTTCACGAATTCACTCACATCGTTCTGTTTGGTGAGTTCAGCGAAATCAGGAACCTCTTTCGCAACTGCCTTTTCTGGACAAATCAGATGCAGCTCGCAGCTCAACGACTGAGCGAAATCGTCCTGGCTCAATCCAGTGCGAGCGATCTGATTGGCAGCGTGTGCAACCAGAACCTGGTCGCGGGTTTGGGCGCTGTGTCTTGGACTGGACGTTTCCATGGTGGCTGCTCTCTTCTAATCTTTGGTCAGTGGATCAACGACAGGGATGACTTATGCGGCAGTTTGTTTTTTATCGGCCTTCAATTGGCCGTTGGTTGCTAGCTCGAGCTGGTACTGCCTTAGCTCAGGAACTTCCTCACCCCACTGACGCACAGCCTCGTAAGTGATGCCGAGCGCTTTGGCGAGGGGAGCAATCCCTTTGTAATGTTTGATTGCGTCGGCACGGTTCATGGCTGACTCCTTTGGGTACGCGCCAATTCAAGCATGCTTGTGCTTACTAAGCAAGCATGCTTGCCAAGCTAACTTGTAGATTGCTTGCATGAAAATTACTGATCGGATTACGAAGCTGGTGCTCGCGCGAAAGCCTGAGATCGGCCCACGGGGATTCAAAAGGGATATAGCGACCACCTGTGGGGTCAGCTATGAAGCTGTTCGACAGTGGTTTGCCGGCGACACCGGCAACATAAAGAACGAGAACCTGGTCGCAATTGCTGAAGGCTATGACACTACGGTTGATTGGCTGCTTTCTGGCAAAGGTGAGCCGCCGAGCCGAAAGGTCGTGGATACTCCAAAATCCAGCAATAAATCATCTGCAGATCTAGTCAAGCAGATGCTCGCGAAGCACGGCCGCGGACTGTCGGAAGAAGCACGATCGCGAATCGCCGAGGCAGTTGAAGAAACGGTGCTGGAGTCGAAGTTAACCAATGTAGTGAAAGTCGACTTCACTCGGGCCGGTCAGGTAGGTGATGAGGTATGGATTGCCCACTACGATGTGCGAGCAGCGATGGGCGGCGGGCAGATCCCGCACGAATTCCCAGAGATGCTTCAGGATATACGTGTTAGTCCAAAGCACCTGCGCGAGATGGGCGTAACGTTCAAAGAGCACTTCCACCTCAAGATGATCACCGGGTGGGGTCAGTCGATGGCACCGACGATCAAGGACCGCGACCCGCTGCTCGTCGACATTACGATCCGGGAGTTTACAGGCGACGGTATATACCTCTTCTCCCATGACGAAATGCTTTACGTGAAGCGGTTGCAGAAAAAGGGCAAGGACCGTTTCAAGATGATCTCGGACAACAAGCACCACGACCCCGAGGACATCCGAGTGGATGACACCCACATCCTGGCCCGGGTGCTCTACGTGTGGAACGGACAACCCGTGTAACGCTATGCCCTCACCAAACCCAGCCAAGAGTTGCGCTGCGACCTGAAAGCTGGTCGCAGCTTTTAACAACCGAGCACGGAATGCATTCAATGAGTGATGTTGTTGTCGTTGATGGGCCTGAATCCTTCTTGGCGGCTTTGGACCGCATGGAGCTTCTCGGCGAATCCTTTCCAGTTTTCAGTGGCTGGCCTAAATTCGATGTAAAGGTCGAAGGCGACCGCTACAAGGGCACGCTGACACCCAAGCTAATGGCGGGGCTCATTGAATTTCAAGACCAACTGCTGCGCACGTACGCCGAGATTCGCTATGGCTCTTCATCTATTGGTAAGCTGAGCGCAGCCGATAAGGCAGATCTTGAGATAGTCTTAGCGATCACGAAGGGAAGCACCAATGGGCAGGGTCCGCTTGATGAAGTCCTTAACAAAATCATTTCGGCGCTGCCCATGAACAAGATGAGCGGAGGCAACGTCACAGCCCTGCTAATCATTGCCGTGTTGTGCTTGGCGGGCTACATGGTCTTTTCTGCCTGGAACCAGTCAGACTTGGAGAAAGCTAAAATTTCCAGCGTGGAGCGACAGTCGACCACGCAGGCAATGCTCATCAGTAGGCTGGCTGACGCGCTTGCCTCTAAGAATCTGCCGCCCGAGGCCGTCGCTATCAAGGATAGAGCGGCCGAAGGATACAGGGCCATCGTAGCTGGAGCCCCGGACGCCACATCGATGGATATCCAGGGTGAGCATTTCAACGCTGATGAGCTGGAAAAGATAAGGACGCAGGAGCCCCAGCCGAAGAGCCGCCAGGAGCGCAGGGAAGACGTTTACATCGACATGGTGAAACGTCACCCGGACTATCTGTCTTTGACCCTGAGGCTGCCAGGGTCCGATTACACGTTCCCAGGCCGAGTTGACTTGTCTAAATTTGATCAAGGAAAGGTCAACCAACTATTTGACTCGCTTCGCGATTCTAGCCCTATTCGTCTCTTCCACTATTCGTCCGAACAAAAGAACCGAATCCTGAGAACCGATGTGATTGCCGTTGATGACATCACAGTCAGCCAAGCCAAATCAGCGCCCTAGCGGCTTGAAGCTTTAGTGAGCAGCCCGCCATCGAGCGGGCTTTTTCATGCACGTCAGAAAGGCGCCGGTTCCTCTTCAGGCTCAAACTCAGCCTCTCCCCTTCCCGCCGCCTCCACTTCCTTCTGCTCCCACCTAACCGTCACGCTGCCGTCGTCATTGAGTGTCAGCTCAAGCTCGTCCGTATCGGCGATCACGCCCAGTACCTCTTCCCACTCTCGATCCCCATCTGTGTCTAGCCGATGAATTGTCACCCAGCGCTGCGCCTGCGCCACTGGGTGATTGATCATTGATGACACCCTTAGGCCTAGTCGCTCCAAGCCCATCATCTCTACCCGCTGCGCCGGGCTCCCCTTCTGCTTAGCCATATCCGCCTCCATGTAATGCTGTATATGCATACAGTACTCAAAATAAACACAAGCGTGCTTGCATTCAAAGCGCAAGCATGCTTTTATTAATGCAAGCCGGCTTGTGCTTCAGATCAAGCACACGAGGCAAGAGCCGAAAAGCTCAACCGCTCTTTAACAGTCAGGAATCTTCGCGGATCGATCCCCGGTAACGGGCACAGCGCGAAACACAAATTTCGATCTCCATGCCAGCTCTGGAACTGGCCGGGCTCCCCAATGAGAGCACGCGAAGTTGCACAGCCACCCGATGTGACGCCAGTTGCGGCAGCGGGCAGAGAGAGGACTCCGGCGGACGTGCAGCGAGAGAAACGGACAGCATCACTTCTGCACCTTGGCGACAGGGTGCAGCGGGATGCGGACGAAACCCCGGCTTATACCGGCCACCTGCATTCATCACCAACCCAAGCACGGAGGGTTTGCACCAATGCACCAGTAATCGATCCACCTGCGTGGCGCGGTAAGCCTGAAGGCTGCGCCCTACACCCTGGCAGGCAGCGGACATCTGGGCTGTCGGTGTCACCGCGCACCGGCCGAGCAATCGGTAGGCCACCCCAAGCTCAAGGTCATCGCTGATGATTCAAACCCAGGCCGTCGCCAGTAGCGGGCCTGGGGCGCTCACATAAGGTGGTCTTAGTGACGCAAACAAAAGCCCGGTTCCGATCGGGCTTTTTTACGCCTGCCTTTATCCGTCAGCACTCTCCCCTGCGCCCAACGGTAACCAGCAGACCGGCCGAGTGCTGACGAATACACGCAACCCCACACAGAGGGATCAGCCATGCACCCATCAATGCAACAACGCAACGCCGGACTTTCCGCCCTCCG